TTATGCGGCTTCGGAAACTGTTTTTGCCCACATTTTGCCCACATTCTCCTGAAGCAATAGTTCGCCCATACGCTCCGCCAACGCGTCCAGATCATCGTCGAACAGGTCCGCGTACACGTCCAACGTCATCGCCGCCGACGCATGCCCGAGCTGGTGCTGCACCGCCTTCACGTTCGCGCCGCTGCCGACCATGAGGCTCGCCGCCGTATGCCGCAGGTCATGGCAGGTCATGCGCGGCACCCCCGCACGTATGCATGCTTTGGCGAACCAGCTGCGGTCATCGGATTTCGGCGAATGCGGCTGATGCGTGTACCCGTCCGCCGTGGACGAATCCGGGAACACCAATTCGTCCGGTTCGCGCCCGTCGCACAACTCGTGCAGCATGCCATCGAGTTCACGGGGGAACATGACGTTGCGGACCTCCCATGTCTTCGGCGTGCCCACGATCATTCGCCGCTGCACCTGCGTGGCCGATTTGTCCACGTTGATGCGATGCCTGTCGAAATCGATGTCCGCCACCGTGAGCCCCACGCATTCACCCCACCTCAATCCGGTCAATCCCAAGGTGAGCACCAGCGTGCGTTTCAACGGGGTGGGGCACTCCCCCGCCAATCGGCACAGCTGTTCGATGGTCAGATACGTGTGTTTCGCCCGTGTCTTCCTCGGCAGTTCCACGCCGCGTGCCGGATTCGACGGGATTCGCCGGTCCTTGACCGCATCGTCGAGGATCCCGGCCAGCAGGCCGTGCGCCCTCAATACGACGCTCGCGCTCTTCGGCCGGGCCAATACGAGCTCGCGGCCGCGTTCGTCCACGACGGTCTTGCCTTGGCTGATGGACGCGACCCACTGCTGCACGTCCTCGCGGCGCACTTCGGATACGGGGATTCGCTGCCAGACAGGTTCCGCGTATTTGCGCCACGCGCCCTCCAGATCGTCGTAATAGCTGGGCTTGACCGTGAGCTTCTTCTTCGCGAGCCATGCTTCGGCGAGCATGCCGACGGTGGCCTTGCCGGCCTGAGGATCGATGAACGTGCCCTCCGCCTTCGCGACGGTCACCTGCTTCGCGGCCCAGTTGGTCGCGTCGATTTTCCTCTTGAATCCACGCTTGTCGGTCTGCGTTCCATCCGGCTTGCGATACCTCACGCGGTATCGGTTTTCGCCTTTGCTGGTCTTGTATCTGGTGACATTCGCCATGGATGCCTCTATTCCGATATATCCTGATGAGGATGGACGATGAATTCAAAGTGCCACCGAAGCCGTGGACCGGAGCAAGCATCAAGGCGCTCCGAGACGAGATAGTGCGAGGCGGCGAGGAAGTTCCTGGACTGAGCTACCAGACCGTCTATGTCTGGTATTCGCGGGTGTTGCTCGATGTGGTGGACAGGCTTGGCCGCGTCGACTATGTCGGAATCATCGGCGAGCAGCCGGAAATCTCCTTCAGGGTCAAAACGGTCGATACCCTGAGGGACAAGCTCATACGGCAGGACAGCACACCCTTGTATCGGATCCATGACATCATCGGCGCAAGGGTCACCGCCAGTATGACGCTCCAGCAGCAGAATGATCTGGTTCAGGCCATTGCCGCGCTGTTCCCCAAGCACCAGATATCCGATATGAGGGAGCATCCTCATAGCGGATATAGGGGCGTGCACGTCATCGCTGGTCTTCCCCGCGGCATATTCGCAGAAATACAAATTAGGACTCTTCCGCAGGACGCATGGGCCAACTGCTATGAGGCGATAGCTGACCGTTATGGCAGAGAAATAAGGTATGGAGAATACCCCGACTCCCCTAAGGGCAGGGAGCTCGTTCAGGCGATTCAGGGTACATCCGATGGGATAAGAAGCCTGGAACTTCTTGACTCGGAACAGGGAATCGCAGTCGGCGACATCCTCGATAACGTGACCAAGATGATGCGTCATCTGACGGAGTATTATCATGCGCCGAATCCTCAGGAACTTGAGAAGATAATAAAAATCGCTAATAATACTGGTAGTCTGATGCTCAAATTGGGAGGCGAACATGGTCGGAATGGTAATCCGGTACAACCGGAAGACCGGTGACAGGATCGTGCGCGAATACCCCGGCCAGAACGGGTATGCGAATGCGGTCTCCGACCCGGATTTCCGCAAGGACATGGGCAAGCATCTCGGTGATTGGGAGCTGGCCGTCATAGGCTCCGATTCGTTTGATTCGATTCGCACCACGCACTCCCGGTATTTCACGGGACGCGACGTGACTCCCATACACGCATGATTGAATAGCATTTTGGGTGTGCTTCGCCCGTATAATGACGGGTGAAGTCTCCTCCTTTCTTCAAACTACGTGGATTCTTCACTCTGCCGAACGGAATGTTGGTGGCATTCCCCGGCATCGCCTCGTTGACGTTGGTAACGTCGGCGAGGCGTTTTTATATGTTGAAAAATCCGAAAATCAGCATATAGAAGAACGGAATCGGTTGCCGATAGCCATAAAGCATAAGAAATCGAATCATAGGAGCATCCCACTGTCGTGCAGGTATTCCCTGTAGTCGTCGATGACCTCGGGGGTCACGTTCAGCTCCTCCGCCATCTGGAAGCGTTCGCCTTCGTATATGCGTTCCGCCAACGCGTACTCCGTGGGCGATATCAATAGTCTCGCGGTCATGAGCCGGCAGCGATGCTCCCTTTCGTGGCCTTCGTCCTGGTACATGCGGTGCACGAGCTCATGCACGAGCGTGCAGCGTTTCCGCGTGTAGGTCATCGAACGGTCGATGAGTATCGTGTCCTGACTGCGCGAGTACACGCCCTGCAGATCATCACGGAATACTTCGCTCATGACCGTCAATCCGGGAGCAAGCGTGTACAGGCTCATGCGCATCGGCCCGTAATTCAGATGCGCGTCAACAGGCAGGGGAATCATTTTCAGGCCGCGAGTTCGATGGGGGCGCGTTCGCCGAGTTCGCTGTAGCGGATGACGGTGACGCCGTAATTCATGAACGCGTGCACAGCGCCTTCCTGCAAGGGCGTCTCCCGGTCATCGCCAATGACGATGAGCTTGGACTCTCTGCGCTGAGGAGCCTGTTTGGTGTCGTTCCAGCCGAACATGATCTGGCGCACCGTGTCCTTGTCAAGCCTGTTGGGTGCCTGGCAGAAGCGGGTGGGGTGGTTGGCGCTTCTCTGGAACAGGAAATCGAAGTTGTTGTCGTAACTGGAGATGCCGCGTATCTGCACGTCCGGCGTGTAGAACACGTTATGCCTGTCGAGTTCTGCGGCCACGTCTTCGGCGAAGTATTCCGCGACTTTCCTTTGCGTGGTTTCCATGATCGCGCCGATGTTACTCAATGCCTGCACGTATCTGTTCATGGCATCGGCGCGGCCGTCTTCGGCGAATAGTGTGATCTGGCCGTCCGCTTCGAGTTTGGCCCCGAATTTGCAGGCGATGCGTTCCATTCGTGCTTTCCGTGCTTCGGTAAGCGTCATTCCGCCCTGCTGGAACATGGCGAATGTGTATCCGTCATCGGTGAGGCTGATGGAGTCGCCTTCGGTTTTGGCGTAGAAGCACAGTTCGTCGTTCGAACGGTCGAGGTACGGCAGTGTGATTTCGTTCCATTCGCCTGTATTGCGGATGGAGGATTCGTGTTTGAGCCATTCCCCGTATTCCTCGATGAGGCTGTCGGTTTCGGTGTTCATATCAGACTCTCCTGGAAAAGGGGTTTGCGTATCACGTTGAATTTGTCCAATAGCAGTATTGTATCTTTCACGAAGTCGGGTGAGTCGATGTCCGCCGGGTAGGCGTTCCAATCATCTTCGCCTTCTTTGTATATGTGCCAGTGCGTGCCGCCTATTTGGGTGCCGTCCGGGTTTCTGTGCGTGGAGCCGTTGACGCACAGGCGGAGCAGGGGGATTCCGAGACGGGTGATTCGCGCGGACATGGAATGCCGGTCTTTGTTGAGGGTTCCCTGATATACGGCGATGATGAAATCCTCGCCGTCGTCATCGGATTGGACATGGAATTCGGCGTTGTGCTCTCCTGCCATGGGCATTTTGAACACCTGTTCCACGGCGTGCTTTGTCGTGGTTATGAGCCTGTCCGCTTCGTCCTGCGAAAGGAAATATCTTTGAGTGCGGTTTTTCTTCCTCGCCATGATGTTTTCCTCGTCTTCATTCCGCCACGTCCGGGTCGGGGTCGTGTTTGTGGGGGCTGCGGCTGGCGGCGAGACTGTAGGGGTCTTCTGCCAATTGTTGGAGTACGGCGGCACGTTTCGCCTGCTCGGCTGCGGCGATATCCTCCAATTCCGCTGCCGATGGGACGGAAACCGGGGAATCCGCTGCCGAAGAGACGGAAGAAGACTCAACCATCGGCACCACCAATTGACTCGGTGAAATTCCCCATATTCTACTGATTATCTCCAAGTCGTTTAATGTCCATTCCTTCTCGTCATTGACGCGAGCTCGGACATAGCTCTCACTTCGATCCATCTTCCTCGCAAGCTCACGGTTTGACATACGGCGTATCCCAAGTTGAGCACGAATATTAGTACTTGCAATTTTGCCTAAACTGCTTACTTCGATTTTCTTGCTTCCCATGCCTCTCATAATAAACAGCTTTGCACTTAGACGCGCACAAATCTAACTCTTAATAGGTCAAATAATACATATTGCGTTCAATTGACAACACGCCGTGCGTTATCTTGACTTGCTATGCGTTCAATTGAGTGCATAATGAATATTGCAAAGCAAACAGGAGGACAGCAGAGATGGACATCGTAGAAATCAAGGAAACCCCGGCAGAGGAGACCGAAGTGAAAACCGTGGTCACCAGAGAGAACGAGGTCTCCACGTTCACCGCCGAATGGAAGGACGGCCAGAGGCTGACCGTCACCAAGCATCGCGACGGGTCCTACACCCTGCGAATCGGACGCGGCGGACAAGGCGAAAAGGTCAAGCTCAGTAGCGATGCCTACTTCAACCTCGCCAACATCTTCTGAAACCTCGAAACCAAATCGAAAGGCCATCATGCCGGAATTGAATCAGGTCGTCGCTGACCGAATGAAATCGTCTCTGACCTCTTTGCACATATCAATCAGAGATTATGCATCAAAGGCGGGCTTGGGTTACGAAGCAGCAAAAAGACGAGTTAACGGCGAGATTCCATTGACACTCAGCGATATTCAAATCTTCTGCAAAGTGACCGGATACAAGCCATCAGAACTCTTGGAAAACAAGTTTGTTTTGAAGTCTTCTCCTGCGCTCGCTGATGGGAGGGAATGATGGTGTTTTGGAAACGCGAGGACCGGAACCGCTGTCCGGAACCGGTCGAGGGGCCAACGCCTAAGCCGCTCCCCTGCCCATTGTGCGGAGGCGAAGCCCGCACGAGGATGGACGGAATAAGCCAGTCCCCGTATTCCAAAACCGAATACTGGGACTGCCGATGCGAGCAATGCGGGCACGGATTCCGTGAGCCGTTCTCTATGTTCAACAACAACTTCGCTTACAACGAACGCACGGCCATCGAACTATGGAACAGGAACGTCGAATCGGAACGCAAGGTCATCTCCAGCCCATTGGAGGAATGCCCGCAATGCCATTGCCTCCCGAAGGTCATGAAAAACAATAAGAGTGGCGAGGCATTCCTTCGATGTCCGAAATGCGGCCACTACTCCAGCGGTAAAGACCCCATCAAGACCAAATCCATTTGGAACACATGGTGTCAACGGTGTCTGGAGAACCGGACCAAGGCCGAACAACAGGCCGAACAACTGAAACGAATCATCGGAGGAGGCAAGGAATGACCATCACGGATAACACGTCACCCCTGATGCGTCAGCAGTGCGATGGACTCCTCATGCGACTCAAGGGCCTTACCGAACGACTTGATGATCTTGCTTTGCGTCTCAACAATCTCGTTGAGCCGGGCGGCGACATCGACGATCTGCTCCATGCCTGCGATGCTCTCCTGCTGGATTGCATTGAGCTGGGCCGACGCTTTCAGGACATGTTCGACGCACTCCAGCACTCCGAGGAGCTGAGAACGCATCCGTTCCTCAGATTCTGTTGTCGTATCGGCGCTACCGGTTGGAGGCTGATCATCGCTCATTGGTTCAACGACGGGGAAGGATTCTGTGGGCGTCTGGTCTCCAAACTTGGATTCAAGCTTGTCCACCTTGGCTGCGAGCTTTTCAAACTCGGATTCAAGGTCTCCACTCTTCTCCCTAGACCGGGAAAACAGTGACTTGAGCGTATCGATGCCGGTCTTGATGTTCTTTGCGCTTTTCGCACCGCTCACGAACATCTGCGTGCCGAATTCGATTCCCTCCGTTATCTGCTGTACGTCGTTTGCATCCATTTTGATTCTTCCCTTCGTCGGATTGGTTTGTTTGTGTCGCAGCTTCAAGCCTACCGGCGAAGGGATCCTTACCTCTTGAAAGAAGAAACCTCATGAATACGAGTGATTACGGGCGTCATGCCAGCGGGTATCGCAAGCCCGACGCGACTGAGGCGGATCGGCGGCTGGCGTTCAAGGCCGGTTTGTGGCTGGCTGTGCTGGCCGTCTGTCTGGTCTGGGTGTTGACGCATTCGGGTTGCGCCCACCCGGTCGGCAACGGGTTGGCGTCGCTGGTGGGATTCGGTTTCGTGCCCATCCGTCTGGCCTGTCTGCTGACTGCGGACGCGTTGCCCGGCGAATAAACAGGTCTTGCCCACAGGCCGGGGGTTCTTTTCTGGTCAATTTCTTCCCTCCGGCCTGTGGGCGGCGACAAAGGACAGTCGTTAACACCAAATAACTGAACAGGAATTATCCATGGCGGGAACGTGATCGGGTCAGATGCGTCCGTTCCCGTCGCAAGGGCCCGGAAGGTTCCCCGGTACGCAGATCGCACGGTGTCATGTACGTGCGGCAAACGTCGGGTCTTGGTTCGATTCCAAGCGGTCCACTCCCCCAAAGGGAAAAGAAAAAGCCCAATCGACTATCGGAAAGGAATGAAGAATGATGAACGAGGTCGGTGTCATCAACGAGGGCGAGGCCCGTCGTATCACGGAACGCATCTGCATTCTGCTGGATACGACCGCAAGCCAGCTCGACCGTCTGGCCTCGCTCGTGAACGAGGCATACAGAAAAAGGGTGGATAAGGCGCTTGGCTACACGTCGTGGGGCGAATACGCGGAACACGAGTTCGCAACCCATACCGTGAACCTCACCGCACCCATCCGGCGTGAACTGGTAGGCAGGCTCTCCGAAGCCGGCATGAGCACGCGTGCGATAGCGCCTGCAATCAACGTCAGCAAGTCCACCGTTGCCGACGACATTCAACTGTCCAGAAATCGGACAGTTGAAAACCAGGCCATTCCTTCGGCTACGGCGGATCCTTCGGTGGTAGGCATCGACGGCAAGGTTCGCTCGTATCCGAAGCCCGAACCGGTGGAGCATGTCGATACCGATACCGGGGAAGTCGTCGATGAATCCGGAGCCGTCGCATCCGTCCAGCCGGTAACTGTTCGCCGGTCTCCTCGCCGTCCGCTCGCGGAACAGTTCACGCATACCATCGTCCAATTGATGAAGGATACGGATGCATTGTCGAGACTTGTTGACGACGACCGTTTCCAATCCAATAAACAAAACATCGCCCTTCGGAACAAGAGCGATGTGATTCGCGCCATCGAAGCACTATCCAAAGTTCTCGAAGCGCTCAAGTGAAGGAATTCACCATGAACAAGAATACCCAGCAGACAGCCGAATTCAAATACAAGAGTGTCATGCTCACGCCGAGCATGGCCAAGGAACTGCTCGCCCACAACACGCATAACCGCAAGGTCATCCAATCTCGTGTCAACGTCTGGGCGGAAAGCATGAAACGCGGCGAATGGCAGTTCAACGGCCAACCCATCGTCATCGCCAAGGATGGCACCATTCTCGACGGCCAGCACAGGCTGCTCGCATGCGTGCAGTCCGGAGCCACGATTCCCGTGCTTATCATCATCGGGGTCGAGCAGGACGCTCAGGACACGATGGATACGGGCAAGGCGAGAACCTTGAGCGACGTGCTGTCCTTGCGTGGGGAGAAAAACGCGACGAATCTGGCGGCGCTTCTCACGGGACTCGTCAAAAGCGAGAAATACATGCTGTCGGCGGCCTTCAACGGCGGCTCGAATTATCCCGTCACGAACGGTGAATGCCTTGAATACCTGCGACAGCATCCCGAGGTGCGAGATACGGTCAACATCGTCAAACCCGCTTCGAAGAACGCGTACATCAGCCAGAAGTGCATGGGAGTGCTCTACACGAAGTTCCAGGAGGCCGGCGCAGATTACGCCGATGACTTCCTGTACAAGCTCTCAAGCGGTGAAGGCCTGTTAGACGGGGATCCGATTCTCACTCTGCGCAGCACGTTGAAGCGCATCCATGATTCGGTTCACGGCAAACCGAACTATGTCTTTGTCGCCGCCATCATCATCAAGACCTGGAACGCCTTTGTCAACGGGAAGCAGCTGAAGATCCTGAAATACCAGCTCGGGGGGAACAAAGAGACTTTCCCCGTGATCGAGGTTCCGTTCGAAACGCGGTTCGGAGGTGAGGAATCATGAGCGCCACGGAATCGGCGTTGCCTCCGTTGATGTCGATACAGGACATGATGGAGCACACGGGCAAATCGTATTCATTGGTTTCCAAATGGTCTTCCGGCGCGAGGGAATGCCCGTATGGGCCGCCTGTGAGGAACGGGAAGTTCATCATGGGCTGGCGTCCTGAGGTGGTCGCCGCCGTGGACGAGAGGAACACGTACAGCATCGCCGACTACCTGTACGGGAAGGCCGGGAAATGACGGATATCGAATTGTTGGAAGCGTTCTCACGGGCGTTGAGACGGCATTTGGATTCCACGCCCGTGAGGGTTTCGGATGACATGTTCATGAGTCTGGTGGTGATGGCGTTGCAGGAGACGCACGCCGAATTGAGGAAGGTGGAGTGATGGCTGGCGAGACCGTTGTGACGATCATCGGGAACCTGACCCGTGATCCGGAGTTGAGGACCGTTTCCACGGGTGCCGTGGTGGTGAATTTCACGGTGGCGTCCACTCCCAGGACGTTCAACCGTCAATCCGGCCAGTGGGAGGATGGGGCCGCGTTGTATATGCGCTGCTCGTGTTGGCGTGACATGGCCGATCATGTGTCCCGTTCGTTGAAGAAGGGTGATCGTGTGATCGTGCAGGGGTCGCCTCATCCAACGTTCCTATGAGGCCCAGGACGGTTCGACCCGTCAGATCGTGGAGTTGCAGGCGGATGAGATCGGCGCGTCGCTCAGGTATGCGACGGCGGCCGTGGCCCGTCAATCCCGTTCGAACGGTTCTCCGGCACGATCCGGTTACGCGGGCGGCTCCACGTACGGGGCCGTCCCGTCACAGTCCCCGCAACAGCCGACGGAATCCCAGGGCGGGGCCGGGGATCCGTGGGCGGCCTCCGGCGACTGGCAGCCAGCCGCCCCTAATTTTCCTCCGGCCGATGACGATCCGGAATTCTAAGGAGACCTGATCATGAGCCACAAGCCCAGAACACCCTCGCAGACGTGCGTGATCAGCATACGCACCCCATACGGCGGTAACACTGTCCGTCATGAGTTCGTGGGCGACCACATTGGGGTGAGCCCGATGGCGCTCGCCGCCTGGCTGGACATGCTGCATGATCGTTGTTGGATCACTGATATTCGGATTGGAGGTTTGAAATGAGCGCATTGCTTACCGGTAAGGCGTTCGAGGTCAGGGTGGGGCCGTCTCAGGCGGAACGTAACGCGAAGCAGGTGCTGACCCTGCTTGCGAACTTCGCGGATGAGAACGACCGAGCGTGGCCGAGCGTGGACACGCTCGCGGACAAGTTGGAATGCTCTCCCAGCGCCATCAAACGCGCCCTGCGCATCCTTGAGGCCAAGGGTCTGATCGTGCGAGACGAGAACTACGGCACCCGCTACGGAGCCGACCGCAGCCCGTTCGTCTACCAGATCACCATCGACGACGCGGAGCAGGTCACGAAGCAGCGTCGTCGTGCCAAGGCGAAGGCCAAGGAGCGGGAGAAGGCCCGCGAACAACGGGGGTTCACACGTGACACCCCGCGGGATACCACAGCTGAACCCCCGCGGGGGTTCACAAACGACCATGACGGGGGTTCACACGTGACACCCCGCGGGGGTTCACACGTGAACGAACGGGGGTTCACACGTGAACCCCAAACACTTATAGAACATCCAATACAACATCCAAGAGAGAGTACGCGCGCGAACAAAACCGAAAACCAGCGACGCCAAACACTCACCGAATTCCAACCCGACGAAACACTCCAAGCGCTCGCCGACCAACTCGGCTTCAATCTCGCCTACGAACTCGAAAAATTCCGCGACGCCAACACCGCCAAGGGCACCTACCCGGCCGACCCCGCAGCCGCCTTCCGCAACTGGCTCAAACACGGAGCCGAACTCGGCATCAACGGCAAACCCACGGATGGAACCATGCCGGCGCTCGCCGGCGGGGAGTCGGAGTTGGAGCGCAGGGCGCGCAAGCTGGTGGATTCCTCGACGCCGTTGAAGCGACGGCAACCCGATGCGGAGCGTCGCCACGCGTGGATTCCGGCCGTGGCGCGGCTGCTGGGCAAGGGCAGGCCGGCACCGGACATAGTGGCCCTGATCTGCACCGGGAATCCCGAGGAATTGAACGAGATCGGCATCGAAATGGATGATTTGGAGGAGATCGCATGAAGAAGACCGAAGCCCTGCTGTGGGTGGATATCGAGACCACGGGCACGGATCCGTGCACTGATCAGATTCTGGAGATCGGCTTGCGTTGCACTAGCCTGGACACCAGCGAGGAGTATGCGCGTTACGAAAGCATCGTGAAACCTGACTCGTTGCCCACGGGGCGTGAATTCGGCTACGCGTTCAACCTGCACGCGGCGAACGGATTGCTTGCGGAGGTGATCGCCGCCAGCCCGGCAACGCATTCCACGCAACGCATCGCCTGTGAGGTTCTCGCGTTCGTCACCAGTCAGGCGGAAACCCATGTGCTGCATCCGGCGGGCACGAACCTGGTCGGCTTCGATCTGAGGTTCATCGAGCTCATATTCGACAATGCGGCGCTCGAACTGTTCCATAACAGCCTGTCCTACCGGGCGCTGGACATGACCTCGTTCCGATTGATGGAGAAGTCGTTGGGGGCGGACCCGTATGCGGCGCACAAGGGGCCGAAACCGCATCGCGTGCATGATTGCCTGGACACGGACATCGATGATTATCGTCTGTTCCGGGAGTCGATCCGATGAGCGGCAAGGATCACGGCCCGTCCGAACAGGTGCGCCGGCTCGTATTGGCTCGTGACGGCTACCGTTGCGTGGCGTGCGGCCGGTCGGTGGACGGCGTGTGGAGCGGTTACAGCATTCATCACCGTCATCTGCGCAGCCACCCGTTTCCGGGTCTGCATTCACCCTCGAACCTGATCACCTTGTGCGGGTCGGGTACTACCGGCTGTCACGGGGAGGCTCACCAGAATCGGGTTCTGGCCCAACGCATGGGCTGGATCATCCCCATGTGGAACGAGCATCCCGAATCCAGTCCGGTGCGCGATGCCCGTCGAGGCTGGATGCTTTTGGACGATGAGGGGCATGCGACGCCATGCGACGAACACGGCACGCCAAGCCGATGGGGAAGATCATCATGACCGACCTGGGTGAATACTCGCAGTTCACGGCATTGATCCGACAGATGCGCCTCTCCCCCGCATTTTCCCCCACCGGCTGCCAGTGGGCGTACTGCCGTGTCTGCCAGCACCGCTGCCATCCCAGTAAAGACCGGTTATGCGGCCGTTGCCGTGCCCGGCGGCCTCGCTCGTTGAAAACCACCCGATGGGCGTCCTGCACGCGATGCGGCGGCCGCTGCCATCTCCGAGAAGACCGGTTGTGCGGCGTATGCCGCGCCCGTGCGTGGAGGCGAAGCCCTGAAGGCCAAGCCTACCGGCGACAACATGAAAGAAGCATGCGATGATGAACCAAAGCGCATACGACAACCTCAAACAACGAAAACAAGCCGCGGCCGCACGACTCCAAGCGCTCGCCGACCAATGCGGGTCGGACGAACACGAGTTCCTGACGATGGGCGTCCTATGGCTGTCCCTCGTGGGCGAACATGCCAACGACATGGAATGCGGCATGGTCATGCACGCGATCCACACCAAGGACGCGGACCAGCTGCGCACCGCGTTCGCCATCATCCAAGGCACCTATCAAGCGCCTCCACCCGCGAAACCGCCCGCATGCGCCACCTGCGGCGTGAAAGTCAAACCCGGACGCACCACATGCCCCGCGTGCGCGCGAACCGCCAGACGCGCCCGCCGCCGGGCCGGAAGGAGCATGCGATGACACGCCCCAACGACACCCACGCCACGCACATCACCAGCCAAGGCGGCAAGATCGCGAAACACACGTCACGGCATCCCGCCTACCGGCGCGAAGACCCCGAACTCGTGAAGATCATGCTCCGCCTCGCACGCGAAGACCGCGCCGAAACAGAACAACACACCAAACGAAAGGAACAATGACAATGCCGCACTCAATCGACGTTCGTACCGGAAAACGAACCATGATCCTCAAATTCCACAAGCCCAGCCCATGCCCCGCATGCGCGGGCCGCATCAGCCTGAAGGAAATCCCGGCGGACATCGCCCCCAAAAGGTTCCGATACCTGCGGTTCACCTGCAGCCGATGCCACCGGCACGTCAACGTCCTTCACCTTCGCGGCGGGCTCAACGACATGTGGAAGGCAACCGCCATCCGCCTATGGAACACGGCATGCAACGGCGGCCCCACCCACAGCCACATCCTCGATTATTTCACCGGAGGCAACCGATGAGCGAACATGAAGCCAAAATCTACGAACGACAGGAACTGTTCGACGCGCTCGCCGACGCGTTGGACGTCGAGAACCTGACTTTGGCTCCCGCAAACGATTCGGATGACGATGTCGATGACATTCAGGCGCTCGCCGACTACATCTATGAGCATCACGGTCTGCTGACCGATATCAGCCTGTTGGATTCGGATGGCGTCGAACCCGGCCTGTGCTCGCGTTGCGACGACTACGACCCGCGTCTCAACCATGGCCTGTGCCCGGTATGCCGGCAGACCGGAGGGCGATGATGAGTGAACCATTCTGGAAAGGCAAGACCTGCGAGGAGCTGGAAGGCCTGCGGGTCAGGGTCTTTTTCGGGTCGGGCGCGGTGGCGGAGGGAATGCTGAACGCTCAGATGTTGATCGTCTTCACCCGCGGTTTGACGGTCACGGTCTTTCACTACGACGGCGAACATCGAATCCTGCGTCCTTGCGTCCACGTGGAATCCGTTGAACTGTTGGATGCTCCCGACTATGAGCGCATCGAGGATTTCGACGACGTGAGCGCGGGCGATATCGCGGTGTTCGCCAACGGCAACCGGCATCAGGTCACGGACGTTGACCACGAGGACGGGATTATTAGGATCCGGGCCATTGAAGCGCCGGGGGCTTCCGTATGGGCCGACGACCGCATGTTCGATTATGCGTTGCGGCGAAAGCCCCGACTGCCGGATAAGCCCGGCCCGTGGATGGACAAGGACGGAGACCTGTGGTTTTTCGCCGAGGTCGGCAGGATGAATCCCCTCTTCCTGCAGGGCACGCGCGTCAGCCATCAAGACAAGTGGGTTCCCCAAGCGAGTCAGATTCACGTCTACTCGGACAAGACGGCCGACCAGCTCCAATCCCCCGAACCCTATGCCCCGTTCCGCCCATACAAGCCGGGGGTTGAATCATGACGCATCCGAGGATTGACATGCCGCCGACACGATTGCAGTCCATCACGCGATTGTTCACCGGAAGCGAGCACTGCTGCGAATGGTGCTACGAGCGATACATCAAGACGCATCACACCGGCCTGCCGAAGGATTCGATCCCCTGCAAGCGGTGCCCTTACTGCGGCGCATACGGTTGTCCCAGAGCCTTGAGGCATTGGGCCGAATGCCCCGTCTACAATCCGATCGACCCGCCCGCATGGCTCATGCCCATACTCGAACAGATGCTGGAACGGGAATTGGAGGGGTCGAGGAACAAACGTCATATCAACAAGCCGGAACCGGAGGGCGACGATGAGTGAACCGAAACTCACCGAGAACATGATCGCCACCGCCGTCACGTCCATGCTGTGCAACGCATGCGGCTGTCAGCCGCTCGAAGCGCTCGACACATGGGACAGGTGGCTTGTGGAGCATGACCGGCGGATAGCCGAACAGGCATGGGCCGATGGTTGGGAGGAAGGCCAGTATTCGGCCGAATCCTGGTACACGGGCGACACGGAAGCCTCGAAAACCGCCAAGACGCTCGAAGACAACCCGTACTTCAGGAAGGAGGAATCGTGACCAGCGAGCGCAGGAAGGAGATGGCGCGCCACTGGCACGAGCGCGGCACCGACAACGCGACGATAAGCCGACTGCTGGGCTTGAGCGAGGCCGAGGTGAAGGCCATCATCGACAATCCCCCGCAACCGAAACCCGCATCCCACAAACAGTACGGGCCGGAGTTCATCGAACCGCCATTGTTTAACTAGGAGGTCACGTATATGGAAGACCTGCTCAAATCACCCTTCCCGTGGTTCGGCGGCAAGCGCGCCGCCGCGCCCATGGTCTGGCAGCTGTTGGGCGACCTGCTGCAGTACGTGGAGCCGTTCGCCGGCTCGCTGGCCGTCCTGTTGGCCCGCTCCCGCTACGACCGCGACCACGTGGAGACGGTCAACGATCTGGATTGCATGATCGTCAACACATGGCGGGCGATCCGATACGCGCCCGCCGACGTGGCCATACTGTGCACGGCACCGGTCATGGAGGCGGAACTGCACGCGCGGCTCGCCTATGTCAACGAACACCGCACCGATGATTTCACCGCATGGATCGAAGGCGACCCCGCCCATTACGACGCGGCATTGGCCGCCCACTGGCTGTACGCGACCTGCAATTCCATCGGATACCCGTTCGACCCCGGCCCCTGGCACACAGTGGACGGACGCCTCATCCACCTCGCCGACAAGGGACGGGGCATCAACCGGGAGCTGCCCCACCTCGCCGACAAGGGACGGGGCATCAACCGGGAGCTGCCCCACCTCGCCAGCAAGGGGCAGGGCATCCTCGACTACCTGAACCGGTTGGCCAACCGCCTCCAATACACGCGCATCACCTGCGGCGACTGGAGCCGATGCCTCAAACCATCCAGCATCGGACCCAGCGACTGGAACCAGACCGGCGTATTCCTCGACCCGCCCTACCGGAACGCGAACACGAAATACCACACCAGCGACGAGAACACCGTAAGCCAACAGGTCGAGACATGGTGCCTCAACGCACCCGAGGACTGCCGCATCGTCCTGGCAGGCTACGACAACGAACACGACCCGCTGCTCGAACACGGATGGACCAAACACCAAAGCAAACCCGGCGGCAGCGGATACAACCACGGAGCCAACACGAACAGGGAACGACTGTGGGCCAGCCCCGCATGCCACGCCACACCAACCCTCTTCTAAAAAGAAAACCCTCCACTCCGAAGAGCAAAGGGCCAGAACCAATAAGCCATCATACCTTGCGGAGCGGAGGAAATCTTGGACGAAAACAACACCACCCGACAATTCATTCAGGACCTGCGCTCGCTGAAACAGGGTTGGCCCACGCTGGTGCTCATCGCCAACCGACAAGCCACGATAGGCGTCAGCATGCATGGCGGGCATGGGACTCGTAGTGTGGCCGCAAGCCCGTTGAACATGGGAGCATTCCAGCTTGCGGAGGATATCAGCCGGCTGGCTCGAATACTCGTCCGCCGCATGGGATTGCACGCGCACCACGCTATGAGCACGCCCGGACTCCTGCAAGGCTGCATCCTCAACCTGCCGCGCATCGAATCACTCATCCGCGACGACTGGGACAGGCGGAATCTCGCCGTCCACGCGCACGGTCTGGCGGAACGATTGGATTATCTGCTGAACCCGCCTGCCGGTACGCGCATGATCGGCTGGTGTCCCGCCTGTTCGCGTGAGCTGAGAGCCGACGAGCAGGAGCTGGCCGGCGGCTATTTGGAATGCCCGCACTGCCATGCCACACACAAGCTCAAGGACATCCACGAGCTCGACATGCTCCGACTGAGGTTGAGTGGCGTCAAAGGCACACCCGCCCAATTGCAGCGATTGTTGGAGCCGTGGGGCATCGGCATCAAGGCCGACACCATCAAGAAATGGGGTCAACGCGGCATAATCCCGGCCGTGGGCCACGACGGCAACGCTCCCGTCTACCTGATCTGGGACGTGTGGCAGGCGCATACGAGACTCGACGGCTACGACCGCGCCCGGCGGCGTAGCACATCGAAAACCACGAAACGGATAGACGCCGATAGAACGCGATAGAACGCGATATCGAAAGACTCACGTGCCCGCCGCCTTGCATATTGTGCGCATGATGCGTATAATATAGTGTATGAGGTTCAAGGAAATCGAGAAGATACTGCTGACGGACGGCTGGACGCCCATCGCGCAGAAAGGCAGCCACCGCCAGTACATCCATCCCACGAAGACGGGCAAGGTCACAGTGCCCGACCATCGCGGCGACGTGAACCCGTACATCGTCAAATCGATATGGAAGCAAGCCGGAATCAACGAAAAGAGAACGAAATGAAACTCGTCTATCCGATCATCCTCACCCCATACGAGGATCACAGCGGCGGATACGTCGTCACCGCCCCCGACATGCCAGGCCTCGCCACCGGAGGCGACAGCCTCGCCGAAGCCCTCGACATGGCCAAGGACGCCGCCAGCGGCTGGGTGCTCACCGAACTCGAGGAAGGACGCCACGAGCCGCACGCCACGAACATCGCCGACGTGAAACCCGAGGAACCCGGCGGCATCGTCACCCTCATCAGCCTCGACATGGACGCCTACGCCGAAAAATACGGGAAGAAAAGCGTGCGCAAGAACGTCACCATCCCCGCATGGCTCGACACGTTCGGCGAACAACAGGGCATCAACTACAGCCAGGTATTGCGCGAAGGCCTCGAACACCGATACAACGAACTGCAGAACGCATAGAAAACAACGACGCTGCTTGACAAAACCTAACTGTCCCGCACATACTATCTACAGTGGTCATTTCCATACCTACGGTACGGGGATGAAGCGAACGGCCGCACATCACAATACTGATGGCGGCCGTTCGCATATCCACGTCGGCTCAGTCTTTCCGGATGGCAGGTACTCATGCCCCACCTACGGCAGCGCCCCAATTGGAACAGCAGCGACAGGCGAGGCAGGCTCCCCGCGAACTGGCCGGAGCTCAGGGCCAAGGTCAGGGAACGGGCGCACGGCCTATGCCAGGCGAAGCATCACGTTCCCGAATGCGATGGAATCGGAACCGACTGCGACCACGTCACCGCAGGCGACGATCACAGCCTTGACAACCTGCAATGGCTGTCGCATCCTTGCCATAAAGCCAAGACCGAAAAGGAGAACGCCGAAAGAAACGCGCGCAGAGCGCGCATGAGAAAGCATCCGAAGGAAAGATTCCCCGGATTGCTTGATTGAAGCGGTGGAAGCCGAATCCCTCGGGTGGGGGTGGACTCCTCCGTTCCCCGGGTGTAACCGCCGGATAGCACTTCCGGTTGTACGTACGTTCTGGATTCCTGTTTTGGCTGGTTTGGCGGTTTTCCTGTGTCGGGTGGTGTTCGGGGCGGTATGGCCTGTTTTTGTCCGTCCTGTGCCGTGTTTTGGGTGTCGCGCGGCTGGTTGACCGGTTTTATTTCGTGACACTTTTAGCGTTGTCACGAAATATCGTAAACCGTTGGAATTATTGGGTTTTCAGCGTTTTTTAGCACATGTAACGCTATAATTAAATCGTGACATGCTGTGAATACTGCCATAAGGAAATACAACAGCCTTCTGGGCGCGGACGCAAGCGCCGCTACTGCTCCGACGTATGCCGTCAGGCCGCGCACCGGCACGGCAGACCCATGCCGGTACCCTGCGAAATGGTGCTCGCAGACCGGTGGATGCGATGGAAGCGCGTCACCCGAGGCGACGGCACCACCAAGCAACCGCTCACCGCGGACGGCAGGCCCGCGTCAAGCACCGATCCGAGCACATGGACCGCACTCGAACAAGCGGAAAACTCGCCAATAGGCGACGGTCTCGGCTTCGCGCTCGGAGAAGGATTCGCCTGCATCGACCTCGACCACTGCTACGACAACCGAGGATACCTCACCGACTGGGCCAAAATGCTCATCGCACCCGTGACAGACAGGACCTACATCGAAATCAGCCCCAGCGGCGACGGACTGCACATCTGGGGCACCGCCCCACAACAGACCGGCATCAGAATCCGCAACACCCTCGGCATGAACATCGAAGCCTACACGCAAAACCGCTATATGACCTACACCGGCCGCACCTTCCGAGGCTCCCCCGCCAAACTCGCGGACCTCACCTTCCTGCTCACGGTCATACCAAAACTCGCATAACACCAAAGGAGGCACCACATGACGAAAACCTCCACCCCACGCATGCCCAACGGCCTCATACGAGAAGGCAAAGGCCAAAAGCTCTGGCGCGAACTCACCGCCAAATGGGAATTCACCGAATCCGAATACAAACTTCTCGAAGTCGCCTGCTACACCGCCGACCGCATCACCCGCGAACGCCGAGCCATAGGCGACCAACTCACCGTCAAGGGAAGCCAAGGCCAACTCGTAGCCCACCCGCTGCTCGCACAACTCCGGGCCGACGAGGAACACCTCGCCAAACTCCTCGCCAGAATCGACATGCCCGAACCCGAACAGAACACAAAAACGGACTCCGGCGAACGCTCCGCACAAATGCGCGCCATCGTGCAAAGCCGATGGGGAAAGGCCTACGGAAGCTGATGGCACGGCTGCGCACCACACCAACCGCAGCCCTCATCCCCTCACGCCACACCGAATACCAGGAGATCATCGACTGGTACCGACATGCGCTCGCCTCGGAGCCGGCGCGTGAATGGAACATGCGGCCCACGCTCATCGGCCCGACATGGAAGCGTGGCAAGCATGGCTGGCTACTGCCGGAGCATACGCTGGGCTGGAACTTCCTCGCATGGAGCGGCTACTGGCTGCGCGACTCGAAACGACGCCTGCCATGGAAGTGGACGCTCGAGCAGGCGCGCTTCTGGCTATGGTTCTACGCGCTCGACGAGCACGGCACTCCCCTGCACGACAACGCCGTGCTGCAGCGGCTCAAGGGCTGGGGCAAGGATCCTATGGCGGCCGGTGGCGCCGTCGCATCCTGTTTCGCCGATCTCACGTTCGACCATTGGGACGCGAACGGCGATCCGGTGGGCCGCGAGGAGCCGAACGCGTGGGTGCAGGTGTGCGCCGTCAGCCAGGAACAGACCAAGAACACGATGAAGCTGCTGCCCGGATTGATACCCGCCGAAACCAGACGGTATTACGGTATCCAGTTGGGCAAGCTGAACATGTACGCGTTGGGAGATTCGCGGCAGATCGAGGCGGTCACGTCGTCGCCGCTCGCGTTGGAGGGCGGTCGTCCCACGTTTCTGATCCGCAACGAGACGCAGAACTGGAATTCCAGCAACGGCGGCCATGACATGGATGGCGTCCTGTCGGGCAACGCCGCGAAGTCCGAAGACACGGTGAACGTGAAGATGCTCGACATCTGCAACGCGTACCGAGACGGCGAGGATTCCGTGGCGCAGCGCGTGCGCGAGGCATGGGAGGGCACCCAGGGCGACCCGAACTCCGAGGACAAGGGGCTTCGCCCCAAATACATGGATTTCGGTCTCCTGTATGACAGCATCGAGGCCGCCCCGGATACTCCCATGACCGAGGAGAGCATTCCGAAGGTCGTGGAGGACGTGCGCGGGGACTCCACATGGCTGTCCACCGCGAAGATCGTCAAGGAGATCATCAACCCGAAGAACCCCGTCTCGGAGTCCCGGCGCAAATGGTTCAACCAGTGCGAGGCCCCCGAGGACGCCTACGTGACCAGTCAGGAATGGGATTCGAACGAGCATCCCGAACTCCGCTTGGAGCCGGGCGAACGGATCGTCATGTTCCTCGACTGCTCGCTCACCGACGACGCCACCGCGTTGGTCGCATGCCGCATCTCGGACGGTTTCGTCAAACCGTTGGGCATGTGGCAGAAGCCGCCCGGCCCCCGCGGCAGGGATTGGAGAGTGCCGCGCGAAAGCGTCGACGACACGGTGCGCGCGGCCATGACCCGGTATCAGGTGGAGGCGTTCTGGGGCGACCCGAGCCATGTTCTGGACGATGAGACCGGATTGCATTACTGGGATCCGCTGTTCGACGCATGGCACCGCGACTATGGGCGTCGGCTGAAACTGTGGGCCCGCCCCGAGGGGCGCGACCGGCACGCCATCATGTTCGACATGGTACGGCTCGACGTGCAGAAACGGTTCGTGGAATACGTCGATCAGGCGTATACGGCCATCTGCGACAGGGATTTCCCCCACGACGGCGACGCCCGTCTGCGCGCGCACATGCTCAACGCGAGGCGTCAGCCGACGCGTGCGGGCATGAGCATCGCCAAGGAGGGGCGTGAATCGCGTCGCAAGATCGATCTCGCGTTCTGCGCGATAGCCGCGCGCGGCATGCGCCGTGAGTATCTGAACAATCGCAAGAGAGGAGGAGGCCAGGTATGGTGACCACCGAATATACAAGCGAGGCGGAGGCCGAACAGGCGTTGCGAGGCCTCCTGCTGCCGGCATGGGGCATGGAGTTGGAACGGTTGAACCGCATCGACCGTTGGTGGCGGTGGAATCCGAAGCCGGTCAGGTTGAAGCAGGCCACGTTGGAGCATCGCATGCTGCGCGATCTGGGAGTGACCCCGTGGCTGAGACTCGTGGTCACCACCATCAGCCAGACCCTCTACTTGGAGGGCGTGGACATTCCCGGCAAGCCGGATACGGAGTCGGCGCGCGTCTTCTGGCATCCGTGGGTCGCCAACCGCATGGGCCGCAGACAGGTGGCGTTGCACAAGGCCGCGATAGCCTACGGCACCGCCTACGCGGCGGTCAGGGCGGACGCATCCGCGGACGGCGGCGTGAACGCGGTCATCGAATGCTATTCGCCGCGTGAGAGCATCGCCGTCTACGATGACGCGGCGCGCGACACGTTCCCCCAGTCGTTCATGCGTGTCAGGCGTATCAGTCCGCAGGTCGAATCCTACGAATTGTGGGACAAGTGGAACATCTGGCAGTGGACACGTGAGAACGGCTCCTACACGCTGGTCTCCTGCATCCCGCATCTGGCGGTCGACGCGTACGGCAGTCCGGTGTGCCCGGTGGTGCGGTATACGAACGATCTGGATCTGCAGGGCAGGGCTCCCGGCGAGGTGGAGCCGTATATTCCGTTGGCGGGCAGGTTGAACAAGGACAATTACGATCGTCTGCTCGCCCAGCATTACAACAGTTGGAAGGTGCGCACCGTCACCGGTCTGGACATGACAGCGTTGAACGATCAGCAGCGCGGCGAGAAGAAGCTGCAGCTGAGACAGGACGATCTATTGGCAGGCGGAGAGGGCGTGCAGTTCGGCACCCTGCCCGAAACCACGCTGTCGAGCCTCATCGAGGCGAAACAGGCGGACGTGGAGGAGCTGGCCGCGGTGTCGCAGACTCCGACCACCGCGTTCGGCAAGATGGTCAACGTGGGCGACGCCGGCATAGCGGAGAGCCGCGCGGGCTTCTATGCGAAACGCGACGAACGGCAGAAGTCGTTCGGCGTGAGCCACATGGACGTGCTGCGTCTGTGCGCCGGCATCGAGGGACGCATGGACGACGCCCGCAATTTCGACTTGACCCCCATCTGGGAGGATACGGACGTGCGCACCATCAACCAGGCGGTGGACGCGCTCGGCAAGGCCGCGCAGATGCTCGGAGTGCCGAAACAGGAGCTGTGGGACATGATTCCGGGCGTCTCCAAGTCCCGCGCGGATTCATGGCGTGAATACGCCGACGCGCACCCCGACGCGGACACACTCGCCGTGCAGGCGTATCAGGCGCAGTTGAACCCGGTGGTTGACGATGGCGCTGACAGGTGAGGGGGCCGTCCTGACGGACAAGCACCGACGGGATCAGGTGCGGCTGGCCATCACCGCCGACAGTCAGGCAAGAAGGCTCTGGGACTCCACGTTGGACTTGGACGATCTGAAGGGCTCGCAGCCGATATGGAAGAACGCGATACTGAACCTGCTGCAGACATGGTGGCAGGTGAGCGCCGAAACCGCCGCCGACTACCTGCCTCGGTTCCGCGAGGCCGAGACCGGCGACGGCTCGTTCGAAACCGCCGTGCCAAGGTTCGACCGCAAACGGATGGCCGGTCAGGTCGATTGGCTCGGAGCCACGAACGTGCTCTGGCACATCGCACGCGGGGAGACGCAGGAGGCCGCGTATGCGGCAGCCCGCAGCCTGTTCCTCGGCGTGTTCCACGAGGCGGTGCTCACCGGCGGCCGCACCACGATAGAGCATTGGGCGAAAAAAGACACCCGGGCCATCGGCTGGCGCAGGGTCTCCGACGGCGACCCGTGCGCGTTCTGCGCGATGCTCGTCACCCGCGGCCCCGTGTACACGAGCGCCGAAAAAGCCGGCTTGAGCGCCAAGACCGGCAAGAAATACCATCCGCACTGCGGCTGCACCGTCGAGGTCGTCTACGGTGACTGGAATCCCACCGAGCAGGAGAGGCAGTGGATCGACGAATACTATCGCGCGGCCGAAAGCCTGCCCGACCGCACTCCGCGCACCGCCGAAACCGTGTTGCCTCTCATGCGCCGCAACGGCTCGTTCCGAGACTCACGACAGCGCAGAAGCACTCCGGAATATCTCAGGCGGCGACGGCAGGCCGTTTTCGATAAGAGGATTGCGGGGCTGCTCTCCGAAGTCAAACCGGCAGGGCAAAGCCCAGGCATGTGGGCGAATAACGTTCAGCCGCCAAACGAAAAGGTCGTTAATCACATCCTGTACGGGGAAGGCGACGGGAAGCGGGGAGGCCATCTGTATGGTTCGAATATATTAGGCAAGACCGAGTTCCCGCAAGGATGGGACAGGGACAGGATTCTTGACGCGATTCGGCAGGTCATGGAATCCCCGCAATGGGAGAGGCACCCCGACAATGATCGAGCTTTGCACAGGTTCGGTGGAACCGTTGACGGAGTCCAGATTGAAGTCAAGGCGTACCTCGTGAATGGTCAATACATCATCGACAGGGCGATGCCAATCGGCGGCGCCGGTGTGACTCGCAATATTCCAACGGGTAAAATCGCAGTCAAAAGGAGTAAGGCAAAACAATGGAGGGAATCCGATCGTCATGACAATGGATGAACTGATTTCTCTCGCCGAACAATGCCTCGAAATCGTTAAAGGCCTCGATGAGATTACCGAGGAAGACGCCCGTGACATGATTCTTTCCGGAGAACCTGATCTGGCGATCGCTGATGCCCTGGACATTGCATATTCTCATCCTGAACTATACGCAAAATTCCCGGACGGAGTATATGAGCTTGCGAAAGATCCGGATTACATGGCAATCCATGTGTATCTTGATCTTCTGAAAACCCACCGGAAGAGGTAAGCAAAACTTTTAGTCACCTAACCCGTCATGAAGCCCATGGCGGGTTTTCTTATGCCCGCAGGACGGGCGGAAAGGAACCATCATGGCCGATGACACCAACGAGCAGGACAACGCCCCAGAGCCTCCGGACGGGCAGCAGACCGCCGACCTCGGGCAGAAGCCGCCGTGGGAGCGAGACGGGGAGGAGTTCAGCCCCGAGAAGGCATGGAGCCTCATCCAGCATCTGCGTGAGGACAATTCGAAGCTCAGGACCGCCAGCGAGGCCAGCAGCGCCAAACTGCGCGAGATCGAGGACGCGAAACTCACGGAGCAGGAGAAGCTGCAACGCGACCTTAAGGAGGCGCACGAACAGCTCGCCCAAGTCAACATGGCGAAGGCGTGGGCCGAGGCCCGCGCCAAGCACCCGTCCTTGACGGAACAGGATTTCGACCTCATCGGCGGCGGCAGCCCCGAAGAGGTCATGGCCAAGGCCGCGAAGCTCGCGGCACGCATCGACGCACAGGCTGCGAAGAACGCGGACCAGAACAACATCAACCCGATTTTGCGCGCGCAACCCACCGGCGGCAGCGATCCCACCGGAGGAGAGAAGACCGACTGGGCGCGACGCGTGCTGACCGACAAGTAAGGAGCCGACAATGGCAGACAACTTCACCAACACCATCGGCCGCGCCGATCTCGGCGCGAGCCTCATCCCCGACGAAGTCTCCCAGGAGATCATCCAGACCATGCCGGAATCCAGCGTGATCCTCACACGCGCCCGCCGCGTGCCGATGAGCTCCGCGAAGAAGACCCAGCCCGTGCTCGCGGCGCTGCCGGAGGCCTACTGGGTCTCCGAGGGCGCACTCAAGCAGACCACGAAGACCGGTTGGGAGGACGTGCAGATCACGGCCGAGGAGCTCGCCGTGATCGTCCCGATCCCGGATTCCGTCGTGGACGACGCGAAGATCAACCTGTGGGACGCCATCAAGCCGCTCATCGCGGAGGCGTTCGGCAAGAAGCTCGACGCGGCCGCGATCTTCGGCGTTGACAAGCCTGCCGGATGGAACGTCACCGACATCCTCGCCGCCGCCACGGCGGCAGGCACGAACGTCACGCAGGGCACCGGCGCCGATCTGGCGCAGGACGTCGCCAAGCTCGGACAGAAGCTCAGCGAGAAGGGATTCGCGGTCAACGGCTTCGCCAGCCAGCCGGGCCTGAACTGGCAGCTCACCGGCCTGCGCGACGCGAACGGCCAGCCGATCTACACGCCGAACCTGACGCAGGGAGCCCCGGCCAGCCTGTACGGCTATCCGCTCAACGAGGTCAGGAACGGCGCGTGGGACTCCACGAAGGCCGTGCTGCTCGCCGCCGACTGGACCAAGTTCGTCGTCGGCATCCGTCAGGACATCACCTACCAGGTGTTCGATCAGGGCGTGATCTCCAACGCGGACGGACAGGTCGTGTACAACCTCATGCAGCAGGATTCCAAGGCGCTGCGCGTGGTCATGCGCGTCGGCTTCCAGGTCGCCAACCCCATGACCCGCGTCGCCGCCAAGGGCACCCAGTACCCGGCCGGCTTCATCATCCCGAAGGCGGGCAAGTGATGGCCAAGCAGATACGATTCGTCTCCCAACCAGCCATCGTTGACGGTCAGGACGTGGCCGAAATCGCCGCGTTCGACGCCGATGATAATCCAGTCGATGTCGGTGGCGGCTCCAAGGCTCCCGATGCGGGCAGCGTCACGCCGGCCTCGCTCTCCGGCTATGACCCCGGAACCGGCCATTCCAAGATGGTCAAGGTGAAGGCGGACGGCTCCGGCTTCGACTTCGTGGATGATTCCACGACCCCGCCGGCCGGATCGGTGACGAACGCGATGCTGGCCGGCGGCATCACCAAGGACAAGCTGGCCGCCGGCGTGATTCCGGCCGCATACACGCTGCCCGCCGCTTCCTCCGCCGCGCTGGGCGGTGTGAAGAAAGGCGCGGCCGTGCCGAATCTGGCAGCCGACGCGGACGCGACCGCGATCGCGGCGACGGTGAACAGCCTGCTCGTCCAGCTGCGCGCCGCAGGCGTCATCACCGCATAAGGAGAGTCATATGGGCAATCCGCTGCCGACGTTTGCGACGAAGGACGATCTGGCCGAATGGCTCGGAGACTCCATCACGGAAGACGCTGACGTGAAACGTGCGGAACGTTGCCTGCGCGCCGCGTCCAACCGAATCCGCAGGTACACGAAACGCATCTGGGTCGATGACGCCGGCCAGCTCATCGACCCGCTGCCCGAGGATCTGCAGGATGTCTGTCTCGCGTGTGCCGGCCGGTTCTACACGAATCCGGAAGGCGAGACCCAATGGTCACGCCAGATCGACGACGCCATGGACGGCGGCAGCAGAAAGGTCGATGAAGCCGGCATCTATCTGACCGCCAGCGAGATGCAGACGTTGGACGACCTCGTGGCCGACCAATCCCCGCTCGTCGGAGGCTTGGGGGTCATCGGCGTCACACGCAACGAGCTGCCGAGCCGCGACATGAGCCCCTGCTGGTTCGAGGATGACAACGATCCGGTCGCCCTGAATGTGAGACTGAGCCGATGAGCATCCCGCGATTCAAGCCAGCCAGCCTGAAACAGCTGCGCTCCTATGCCAACAGCCTCATGACCGATGAATGCCGGATAGTGCGCAAAGGCGAACCGCACACCGACGCCGATGGCGTGGTCTCCATCCCGGAGACCACGGTCTACGAGGGGCGATGCAAGCTCCAGACGGCCGGAGGCGTCGCATCCGAGAACACGGAGGGCGGCATCGCCCAGGCGATGAACGCCGTCATACCGCAGTGGAGTCTCTACCTGCATCTCCCTTACGGCACGGCCGGCGTCCAATCCGGCGACATCGCGGTAATCAGCGGAGCCGGTGACGGGAATCTCACCGGCCGGCGGCTGCGGCTGGTGAATCTCCAATCGGAGAAAACTCATGCCACGGCCCAACGCTGGAACGTGAAGGAGACATGACATGCCGGACGGAATCAGATTCGATGTGAGCGACGTGCTGCGCGAGGCCGCCGACCTCAAAGCCGCACGTATCCGGGCCATGCCCCTGTTGAAGGCGACCCTGTCCAAAGCGTCGTTGAACATCAAGAACACCATCAACGACGATCTGGGCAAATCCCGTGACGGGGGCTTCCGGAAAATCCGCGTCAGCTACGACATCACCACCACACCCACCGGCCTGCAATCGGAGATAGGCCCCCGCAAGGGCGGTTCGAACGATCTGGCCAACATCGCGTTCTTCGGGACCGCGCGCGGCGGCGGCACCCACCCGTTCTACGAATGGATGGACCCCGAAGCCGAACGCCTCGAACAATACGCGACGCAGGCCGCATGGAAGGCGGTGATGGGATGAGCACCATCAACGATCTCGCGAAAGCGTTAAGGGAATCGATACCCGGCCAGCCGAGCTTCGCCCGCTACGACGGAATCGAACCGCCGGCGAACGCGAAGCCGCCGTGGATCATCACCAGTGTGACCGGTCGGGGGTTGGAGGAGAGCGAACCGCATCGTCTGACGGCCATGCAGTCGAAGCTCACCGCACGCATCGTCGGATTGACCGAGGATCAGGTGAATTTCGCCGCGCATGTGATGCTCATGGGCATCATGACGGCGGAATGCGACGGCTTCGTCATCGGAGCCCCCGTCTTCTACTCGGATTCCGGAGCCTATGCGGCCGGAATGACCTCCAGCGATACCGCCAGACGGTATCCGGTGCGCGTCATCGAATGGCATGTCACCTGGAGCTGGAAGTGAGCCGGAACATCATCTACATCCGTGTCAGAGACACGCAGACCGGCCACCAGTTCGACGCCCTGTCTACCGACCCAAGGCTGAAAACCGGCATATTCATGCCGGTCAACAAGCCCATCTACCCGCCGTCCACTATCCCGAGACGGCCCAAACCCAAGAAATCCATGAAAGACCTTTAAGGAGAAACGATTATGGCAACACAAGGAACCCCGGTGCCGTCCACGCCGATCGACGGCAAGGTGAAGACCGTGTTCGTACCGGCATTGGCCAATCCGGCCGCGCCGACCGTCACCGAAATGACGGCGGACAGCGTCATCGACATCAGCTGCTACCTGACCGGCGACGGCTGGGCCCTGACCACAGGTCAGGACAGCATCGACGACGATCGTGAATGCTCCACGCAGACGTTCCAGCAGCCGGGACGCAAGACCACGGACAACACCACCGTCACCGTCATCGACAACACCAACACCGAAATCGAAGCGGATTCGAACAAGGCCGTGGAGGCCATGCAGGAAGGCGCTACCGGCTATTTCGTGCGCCGACGCGGCAAGGACTTCGACGTGGCGTTCGCCGCCGGCGACAAGGTCAGCGTCTTCCCGGTCAAGTTCGGTGAGAAGCAGCCGGTCGCCACCGAGGCCAACAGCGTGATCCGCTCCACCATCCCGTTCACCGTCACCGGCCCCTGGTACGTGGACAACGCCACCGTTGCGGCTGCCTCGAAAGGCTGACGGCTTCGACCGTGACGCCCCCGCACCCGCAGGCTGACAAAAACCTCCGTGCGGGGTCTTAGCCTTTCTTCCCCGCACGGATCCTCACAGCAAAGGCAACACGTAAAGCAAAGGAACGCTTTCATGGCCATCACCATCAAACGCGCGGAGAAAAGCATGGAGATCGTCACCGACCTGACCATGCTCGACCGACTCGACGAACTCAACGACATCATCCACGACAACACCGGAATGGAGAACGACCCGAAGAAAGTCAAGGCCCGCCGCGAAATCACCCGACTGCATGAATTGTTCGACGATGTGACGCTCGTCGCGAAATTTCGCGCCGTCACCGCCGCCGACTACGCGCTCGCCCTATCGGAATGCCGCGTGGAGCAATCCCCCGACCATCCGGAAGGCATCGACTGGTATCGGCTCACGCTCACGCTCGCACCGAAGTCCTGCATCGAAATCAAATGGAAGAACGGCAAGCCCGCCGACATGGCTCCCGACAGTCCGCAGGATTGGGCCGTGTTATGCGGCTCCATGAGCGACGGGCAGGTGGCGCGCATCCAATCGCTCATCACCGGGCTCGGCTCCCCGCAGGCGTCGGACCTCCCAAAAGCCGTGTTCGCGAATGCCTCGAAACCCGGCGAGACATCCGCACCGACCTCCGAATAGCACGCGAACTCGGCATCAGCTACAAACGGTTCTGCGGATGGCAACCCCGAATACAACTCCTGCCAAACGAAAACGGAGACGGCGGCTACACGCTGCAAGTCGAATCCGAATGGGATGAACTGCAACGCGAACTCATGCGCGAACTCGACGAATACGAGGAAACGCTCTGCCCACTGTGCGGGTTGCCCGAATCCTACTGCCATTCCGACGAACGCTGGCAGGACCTCACGGGAACGGTCGAATCATGCCGCGTCACCAAAATACGCGAGCAGACCATGAAACAGTTCGCCGACAAGGGCCGAGTGGACTACCCCGACGCGATGCTCGTACGCATCCAACCAAAGAAAACCGAAGAACAATAACGATAAGAGAGTGAGGCGCATGGATTATGGCCGACCGTTCGATAACGATGCGCCTCATCCTCGACACCAAAAGCTACGAAAGCTCCCTCAACAAAGCCAGCGACGCCACCGAAGGGTTCGCCGGCAAAACCAAAACCGCCGCCAACATCGCGGGAACCATCAGCAGCGGACTCATGAAAATCGGCGCCGCATCCGCAGCCATGGGCGTCACCGCCGTCAAAAGCTTCGCCGACTTCGACGAAGCCATGAGCTCGATACGAGCCAACACCGGAGCCAGCGGCCGCGAACTCCAGAACCTCTCCGACGCGGCGCTCGACGCAGGAGCCAAAACCGTCTACTCCGCCACCGACTCCGCCAACGCCATCAACGAGCTCGCCAAAGCCGGCATGAGCACCACCAACATCCTCAAAGGCGGACTCTCCGGCGCACTCGACCTCGCCGCATCCGACGGCATGGACGTCGCCGAAGCCGCCGAACTCATGGCATCCACCCTCAGCCAATTCAACCTCAAAGGCACCGACGCCGTCAAAGTCGCCGACGCGCTCGCCTCCGGAGCCGGCCACGCGCAGGGCTCAGCCCATGACCTCGGCTACGCGCTCTCCCAAGCCGGCATGGTCGCCCACTCCTACGGCATCAGCATGGAGGAGACCACCGGCGCGCTGTCCGCGTTCGCCAACGCCGGCATGATCGGCTCGGACGCGGGCACCAGCCTCAAAAGCATGCTCCTCGCACTGGCGAACCCCAGCAAGGAATCCGCCGCCATGATGGAGGAGCTGGGCATCCACGCGTACGACGCCAACGGCCAGTTCATCGGCCTCGCGAACCTCGCCGGAGTATTGAAGGACAAGCTCTCCGGCCTCACGCAGGAGCAACGCAACCAAGCGCTCGCCCAGATTTTCGGCTCCGACGCCACCCGTGCGGCGAACGTGTTGTACGCGGAAGGCCGCGACGGCATCGAGAAATGGACGAAGACCGTATCCGAAAGCGGATACGCGCAGGATGTGGCCGCGAAGAAGACCGATAACCTCAAAGGCGACATCGAACAATTGCAGGGCGCTTTGGAGACCCTGTTCATCAAAGGCGGCTCCGGCGCGAACGCGGGAATCCGCGACTTCGTGCAACAGCTGACCAAGCTCGTGGACTGGTTCGGCCAACTGGATTCCGGCACTCAGCGCAACATCGTGCAGATCGGTCTATGGGCTGGCGCGGCGGGCGTGGCGTTGAAAGCCGCGAGCAAACTGGCCACCGGACTGAAAACCGTGAAGACCGTTGCGTCCGCGATAGGCAGCGTATTCAACCGGATCACCGGTCTCAACAAATCGTTCGAACTCAACCAGACCGTTCAACAGCTCAACAAGGTCGAGACGAGCTCCAAGAAGACGAAGGAATCCGTCAAATCACTCGGCGACGAGATGGGCAAGGCCAAAGGCTCCGGCATGGCATCCGGCGCGTCCAAGGCCGCCGGGCAGGTGGAGAAGCTCGGAGAGAAATCAAAGAGCACCGGCAAGTCAGTCAAATCGCTCGGCGACGAGGTGGAGAAGCTCGGCGATGCGAAAACCTCGACGTTGCCGAACGCGTTCGACGGATTGGATCGGAGCGCGGCCAAGTCGAAGCGCACCGTCAAATCGGTCGGCGACGAGCTTGAGTCCCTTGGTTCGAAAGGCAGAAACGCTGACCTCGGCGGCGTGTTCGACGGGCTCGACGCTTCGGCCGCGAAAGCCGGCAAAAGCCTCGAAGCCGTTGGAGACAAGGCCCAGCAGGTCGGAACCAAGATGGGTGGTGCGGCGAAATCCGCATCCGGCATGTCCTCTGGGTTTGGCGGCATAGCCGCGTCCCTTGGCGTAACCGTCGGACTCGGAGCCGCCGCCGTCGCCATCGGAGCCGTCGCCAACCATATGCAGGAGGCCAGCGACCGTGCCAACGCCATGGCCGACGCCATGCAGAAAGGCAACGGGGCGGTCACCGAATTCATCCAATCCTCCGCCATGACCGGCGAGAACATCAACTGGGATTGGATTGACAGGCTCGCCACAGGATCGCAGAATTTCAGCGACATCCTATCCAAGGCGAATATCAGCCTCAGCCAGTTCTCCACGGCGACGCAGGGCAGCCAATCCAGTGTGGACGCCTACGCGCAATCCCTGTACAAGGCGTGGTCCACCGGCGAGCTGAGCACGACCCAATGGGCGGCCGCGGTGAACGTGCTGCAGGACATGGGCGAGGCGGCGCAGCAGGCCGCATGGCAGCAGAACCAGCTCGTGTCCAGCTCGCAGGGCCTGTCCACCGTGCAGCAGGGATTGAACACGAGCATCCAGAATCTGAACACGAGCATCCAAGCGAACGGATTGACCCTCGACGCGAGCACGACCGCCGGCCAGCAGAACACGTTGGCGTTGCAGCAGCTCGCCGATCAAGCGCTAGTCAGCGCCGAAGCCACACTCCAATACGGTCAGGCGAACGGCACCATGGCCCAATCCTCCCAAGATGCCCGCAATCAGATATACGAGGCCCGGCAGGCTCTCATCGACGCCGCCACCCAATGCGGCATGAGCAAGGAGCAGGCCGAACAATACGCCGATTCGTTGGGGCTCATCCCCTCCAAGGTGGGCACCGACATCAGCCAGAATTCGCAGCTGAACAGGCAGCAGGTCGAAGCCTATCTGAACACGTTGAATCTGACCCCGCAGACGAAGGACACGGTGATGAACGCATGGAAGGATGGGGCCATCCACAACATCGGAGACCTTCAGAACGCCATCCGCAACGTGCCTCAGGAGAAGACCACGGACTTCAAGGGAGTGGACAACGTCAGCCGTGTCGCATCGAACGTGACCAGCTGGATCGAGGGCGTTCCCGGCATGAAGCTGATCACATTCATCGGAAGGAAAATCGGCGAATGGGCGAACGGGGCGACCGGCGGCCTCTACGACGGCATGTCGTTCGGCAGCTATGCCAACGGCGATGTCGTCGGATTGCAGCCGGCCGCACCCGGCGTTGACGGGCTCCACTACCGCAACGGGAACCTGAACGCCGGCGAATATGTGATGCGTCGCAGGGCCACCGGCTATTACGGTGTGAACGCGATGCGCGCCATCAATCAGATGCGCGTGCCGCGAGAACTCCTCAACGGCGGGTTCCAACTGCCCGCGGGGATGAGCAAGCCCATCAGCAAGTCGAATTTCGGCAACACGTATGTGACGCAGAACATCAGCAATCCGATACGCCAACCATGGCCGTTGAAGACCAACGACAATCTGGACCGTATGGCGTCGGGAATCTCGCAGGAAGGTGACTGATGGAATCGATTACCCACTACATCAACGGGGTGAGAATCGACGAATCGTTCTGCAGCATCCAACAGGGGTCCACTCTGCTGGCCGCCATCAGCCCGAACCGCACAGTGACCACCGCTCCGGGACGCCATGGCAGCATCCCAACCGGGTTGCCGCCCGTGTTCCCGGAACGTACGGTGACGCTCAATTGCAAGACGTTCGGAAACAAATACCGTGCAGGTTTGGAGCGATTGGCGCGCATGTGCACCGCCCCTTCGGTCACATTGGGCCGCAGATTCGATGATGGCCCCATGCAGGAGACCGCTGCGGAACTCACCTCGTTCGCCGCCGATGACGACAGCCTACATCCGGGAATCAGCGTCTCGTTCACGGCCGTGTTCGCCATGCCTCAGGTATGGTGGCGCGACCCGCAGGCGTATGACAGGCCGTTGGCGTCGAACGCGACCGCGAGCCTGTGGCCGGCCGCCAGAACATGGACGCAGAAGTACTGGACACGCTGGAGCGGCGAAGCGAACAACTCGACGTCCCTGCTCGCGGATTTCGTGACCATGTGGATGGGCGAGGAAAACAACAGCACCTCATTGCTGATCCCGTTGGCGGACGGCGTCCCGGACGGCATGTTCGGCGACGCGCCCGTCACCGACCTGATTCTCCGCCTGCCGAAAGGCGTGACCAGCGCCACGGTCACCGACCCCGTGAGCAATACGGGCGTCATCTGGCAAGGCAACGCCAACGCGAACATGTTCACGTATGTGGATTGCGGCAACAGCCAGGCATGGCAATCCACCAACGACCACCAATGGACGAAATCGGGCTCGGACGTGACCGGCGGCTTGGATTATCCGGCCGGCGGCATGCTGCAATGCTGGCCCAGCCCGACGGACAACGGCTACCGGCTGGCCACGAAGCTCACCGGTTCCGCGGATCCGTTGCTCGCGCACGTGCGCCGCGCATGGTGGTGACGTTTCTCCCTGTTTCTCCCTTCCCGGTCTCCCTTTTTCTCCCCTCATTGGAGGTTCCATATGGTGAAATCCCTGCACGCGCGGCTGGTCGCCTACCAGCCGGGCGGCGCGAAGCTCGGCATCCTGCAAGCCCCGCTCGGCTTCGACGCATCCATAATCCACAACGATCTGGGCGCGCTCAAAGTCACCTACAGCCGCAGGGCTGTGGGTGGCGGCATCCTGCAGCGCGGTCTCGAAGCCGGTCTGGAGATCGGTCTGGAGGTGTCCGACGGGGGCGCGTGGACGGAACCGTTCAACTGCCGGTATCTGCTCATCGGCCGAAGCCGCAACGCGGAGGACGTCTCGGACACCGTGACCCTGACCTGCCAGAGCATGGCGTGGCTGGGCAACAAGATATTGAACAACGACACCGCGCATCTGATCACGGACGGGGACAACAAGGGCAAGCGCGCGTTCCTGTCCAAGAATCCGGGCGTGATCATCCGCACGATATTAGACGAGAACACGGCCCGCAGGGGCGCGGGCACGGTGCTCGCGGCCGGTTTCGACACCGGCAAGGACGCGGGCGGCGCGGCGTGGAAAAACGTGTACACGCTCTACTACAGCCTTGGCACCAGCCTGAATTCCATGCTCTCATCGATGGTGGGCGGCGGGGCCATCGACTGGCGCACCGACAAACGCGCCCTGAGACTCTGGAACGCGGACAGCACGAACCTCAGCCGAGACCTCTCCAATCAGGTGCATGTCTCGATGATGCACGACGTATTGGAGGCCCCGGAAGAGGAATCGATCGAAGACCTTTCCAGCGACATCCTCGTGGAGGGCGACAACGGGCTCATCTTCCGCGAGTCCAACGCGGCGGCACCCACCCCGTGGGGCAAATGGGAGTCCTACGTGTCACAGGGCGGCGTCAGCGACGAGGCGACCGCCAAGGCGTTCATGCAGGCCACATTGGCGTCCTCGGCGCGCGTGCGCGGACAGTACACGCGATCACTGCTCGTCTCCAACGCGGAATCGCTGCCTTTGATCGACTACCGTCCGGGCGACTGGATCACCGCGCCCACCGTCAAGCACGGCGAGAAGGTCCGCATCCAGCAGGTCACGTTGAGTCTGGATTCCGGCGGGTTGAAGGCCTCGATCACGCTGAACGACAAGGTATACGATTCGCAGGTCCGTCAGGCCAAGAAGATACAGGGCATCACGGGCGGCGCGACGCTGGCCGGCTCGGAGGGCGGGCGTCCCGCCCCGGAGAAGGACCATCGCACCCCCAAGCCGGTGACAGGATTGGTCGTGGCCACCGACGCGTACATCAGCTCGCGTGGCACCGCCCTGGGATTGGCCACCCTGCAGTGGGCGAAGGTCGAGCAGGCCACCGACAATACGGCCATCGACATCAGCTCATACCGGGTGGAATACCGGAAGAACACGGCGGGCGCGCCGTGGCAGAACGGCGGCGTCACCGCGGCCGACGCGCCGACCATCGGCATCGGCGGGTTGGAATGCGGCGTGGAATACGCCTTCCGCGTGCGCGCCGTACCGACTTACTCGGACAGGCTGGGCGAATGGTCGAATGTGGCGGTCGCCCTCGTCGCCTCGGACGTGACCCCGCCTTCCGTGCCCAGCAAGCCGATCCTCACGTCCAAGCTGGGCGTGGTGGACGTCGAATGGGACGGCAAAAACAACGCCGGCGGCGGCATGGAATCGGATTTCGACCACGTCGAGGTCGGCATCTCGAATTCGAACGGCAACTGGACGTATCGGGACAATCTGGCCCGTGACGGGCATTGCATCGTCACCGGCCTGGAATACCGGCAATACTGGTTCGCCCTGCGGTCCGTGGACCATAGCGGCAACAAGTCCCAATGGGGTGCGGGCGCTTCCGTCACGGTCGCCAGCGCGGTCAGCCAAGAAGACCTGGACCAGATCGACAAGGACGTGGCCGCCAACAAGCAGGCCATCGCGGACGCGAACAAGACCCTCGTCCAAGCCCAGTCCGACATCACGGCCAACAAGGGCGCGATCAGTGAGGCGAACAAGCAGATCACCGCGAACAAGACCGCCATCGACAAGGCCAGCCAGCAGTTGACGCAGGCCCAATCGGACATCAAGCAGGCGCAGGCGGATTCCACGAAGGCGAAAACGGACGCGGCCGACGCGAAAAGCGAGGCGGCGAAGGCCACCGGCCAGATCGAGCAGGCGCGCGCCGACATCACTGCCGCATCCTCGAAGGCGCAGACCGCGTTGGACAAGGCCAATTCCGTCGGCAAATCGTTGGACGGACTGCACAACGTGTTCGAGGGCCCCGACGACCCCACCACCCTGTCGGGCGTGACCGTCAAGCAGGGGGACTTCTGGTACAAGACCCAAAAGTATTGGACGCGTTGGAGCGGCGACGAGAACAATTCCACGTCCCTGCTGGCGGACTTCTACACGTACTGGACGGGCGAGGCCAACAATTCCACGAGCGTATTGGTGCCGTTGAGCTCGCGTTTCACCGGCGTGTACGTGTACGACGGCAGCGCGTGGCAGGAACGGAACCTCGTGGCCGCGAACATCCTAGCCACCGGCTCCGTGGTGGCGGACAACATGGCCGCCAACAGCATCACCACGGAGAAGATCGTGGCCGGCGCGATCACCACGGACAGGATCGCCGCCAACGCGATCGTCTCAGGCAAGATCGCCGCCGGAGCCATCTCGACGGACAAGCTCGCCGCACTCGCGGTCACCGCCGACAAGCTCGCCGCGAATTCGGTCGTGGCCGGCAAGCTCGCCGCGAATTCGGTGAACGCGGGCAACATCGTCGCGGGAGCCATCACCGCGGACAAGCTGGCCGCGAACAGCGTGAACGCATCCAAGATCGTGTCCGGCAGCATCACCGCCGACAAGCTCGCCGCCAACAGCGTGACCACGGACAAGCTGGCCGCCAATTCGGTCAACGCGTCCAAGATCGTGGCCCAGTCGATCACCGGCGACAAGATCGCGTCGAACACGATCGTGGCGAGGAACATCGCCGCCCAGTCGATCACGTCGGACCGCATCGCGGCCGGCCAGTTCGTCGGCTACGTGTTCACCGGCTCGATCTTCCAATCCTCCACGGCGGACAACACGGGCTGGAAGCTGAAGGGCAACGCCCTGAGCATGTGGGACTCGGCGCATAACCGCACCGTCTACCTGGACGGCGAAGGCGGGAACAACGTGCTGACTGGCACGTTCCAGACCGCGTTCACCGGGCAGCGCGTCAAGCTCAGCCCCACGTTCAACCAGTCGGAGATCGGCGGCACGGACAGGCTCACCGGTCCGGGCATCCAGTTCTACCACGCGACCGACGCGGCCGAACACCCGTACATCGCCGTCGAATCCACCACGCAGGAGGAGGGCGAGGTGTCCGCGCTCGTGTTCAACGGCGGGCAGCGCGACTCCGGCGCGCTCGGCAGGGGACACGGATACGGCGCGTTCGGACGCGTCGGCATGCGCCGCGACGATCAAAAACGCCAGATCGCAACGGTGTATTTCTCGGCGTCGGCGGACTACGCGCACGCCAACGATACGGACAGGACGCAACGCGAATGGAACTCGTCGGTGAGGCTGAGTGTCCCCGACCAGTCGGACACGACCGCGAGAATCGCGGCCGAAGCCCCCGACAGCCGCTCGGGGGGCGTGTACGCGAACGTCAGCCAGAACTACACGAACCTGTTCTCCCAGAACGCCGCCGGCTGGGTGGGTGTCCAGGCCAACATCGGCACCGGATACCTGTATCTGGGCGGCTACCTCGGCGGCCTCACCAGCTGGCCTACGTTCAACTGCACGCATTGGCGCGCATGGTCGGGCGGAACCAGCACCGCGCCGCAACGGTACGGCGACGTGAAATACACGTTCACCGCGCCACGGACCGGAATCTACCGGTTCGTCGCGTCCGCGGACGCCGGCACCGATCAGGCGCTGGTGCACACCGCGTACACGACGAGCAGTTCGGTCACGGTGCTTGGCTGGGGCAACTATGGGGTGGACGTGTACGCGTCCGTCATGGGATATCTCACGAAGAGCTAAGCGAGGAGCGAATGGAACAGACCATCGAGAACGGGACGCTGCTTCTGGGCGTGCGTTCGGAGGATACGGGGCAGGCCGCGTATTCGGCGATCCCTTTGACCGCGTTGGCCGCGTGGCGTGAACTGCTGGGGGCCGCGTCGGACGTGGAGACGGTCGGTCTGATCATGGCGGCCGCGGATCCGGGCGTCATCGACCCGGACACGGGCCGCAACGCGTGGACCAGCGCCTACGAGCAGTTGGAGCACGACCGGCTGGCCGATCTGAATCAGGTCAAGGCCGCCTCCCTGCATCGCGCGTTCAAGGCTTCCGGCGCACTGGCCGTGGACGGGCGCGCGGAGACGCGCCGACTGTTGGGGTTGCCGGAAACCGTGTCGGACGAATACGAGTCGGACGCCGCGGAGGCCGCAAGCCTCGCGCTCGACGACGGTTCCACGGCCGAAGAGGACGACGTGCCGGATGCGGACGAGGCCACTCCGACCGCATCGCCCGACACCACGGGCCTGGAATCCCTGCTCAAGGCGCACGCCCCGCAGATCAACATCCTGCGCGAACAATTTCTGGACGACATCACCCCGAGGATCACAGACAGGAGGAACCAATGAAGGAACACGACCCATCGAATCTCGTACAGGCGGACGTGAACGACGTGCTCGACAACCTCGCCGCGTCGGTCGCGAGCCTGACACGCCAGCTGGCCATCAGCCAGGCGCAGACGCTCGCACTGCAACGCAAGATCAAGGAGCTGGAGGCCAAGTAATCCCACATGTTTTCAAGCCGTTCCCCACAGGGCGGCATCTCCATACCCAAAACCGAGTGAAAGGAAGTGGTTCGGTATGAGCCTCCTGCGCAACTACATTCCGAATCCCATGTGCGTGGACATGGCCAACTATCTGAGCTCCCACGGAGGAGTGACCAACTGCACGATCGTCAACGTCACCAGCGACTACCAGCCGCCGAGCCTGTATCCGGGCTTCGGCGTGGAGACCGCGGCGGACGGCGACGCATGGTGCGCCATGACGATACCCGACGCGCCACGCGAGACGCCGCTCGTCATCGCCGCCAACATGACTCCCGGCGACGATCAGACCAGCGGCCCCGCATTGTTCGACCAATGGATGCAGGTATGGGGCGGCGACAGTACGAACTGGAGTGTGAGGGGCTCGTTGAGCAAGACGGGCGTGAGCGGCGAGTTCACGATCCCGGCCGGCGGCCAGACCCCACAGATCGTGTTCCGCAGCCCCGCGAAGGCCGGCCAACGCATCTACATCTGGAACATCTACCTCGGCACGAAAGCCGACTGGGAGGCTCTGCAGGGCTATGCGCCCGGAGCACCGTTGGCCGGAAGCCTCATGCCGCTCTAATCGACTGAAAGGAAAGAAGGAATGACCTAGATGACCGAGACACTGCCTACATGGGCGATGCTGCTCGCCGCCGTCATCGGCTCGGGGGCCACGGGCACGTTCACCGCATGGCTGCTGAAACGGTTCGACAAGCCCACCGTGTTGGACCGGGCCGTGCGCGAACTGCTCCTGTGTCGTCTGGAGGATTTGCGCCATGAGATGGTCGCCGACCATCACGGCGTCGCCGACGAGGACCTCAAGGGACGCAGCCAACGACTCTACGACCTGTACCACGAGATGGGCGGCAACGGGCACGGCACCGCGTTGAACCAGGACATCCAGCAGGCGCCCATCGCGCCCAGACAATGACAACGATCCGAAAGGAGCATGAATGTGACAGCGTTCGATGATTGGGTGGCCCGGCACCGCGACCGGGGCACCGACATGGACGGCTACTACGGGACCCAATGCTGGGACCTGTGGGCCAACTACGCGACCGAACTGTTCGGCGCGCCGGCCGGCACGGTGAACACCGCCCCGACCGGGGCGAACGCCGGACTGGCCGGTTCGATCTGGGAGCAGTATCCCACCAGCGGATGGGTGGGCGCGAACTTCACGCGCCTGCCCGCCACCGTCAGCCCTCGCAGGGGCGACGTGGCGTTCTGGGGCAACGATCCCACGCATCCGGTCACCCACGTGGCCATCGTCATCCAAGACGGTGTCCACAACGGCCGCATCCACGTCTTGGCGCAGAACGTGGACGCGTCGATGCTCGCCCGCGACATGTGGGACACCACGGCCACGGACGGCTACCTGCGCCCCAACAACCAGCAACCGATCACAGGAGATGACGACATGCCAACAGCACAGGAGATCGCGGAAGCGGTGTGGAACTTCAACCAGAACGGCACGAAATGCCGCGACAGGTTGCAGGGCATCGACAAGGCGGCGAACGATATCGTCAAGACCGTGGGCGAACGCGTGTGGAGCTTCCCCATCCAGAACGTGCAGGCGCGCGACCGCCTCTACGGCTTGGACAAGCTGCAAGTGCCCGGTCTGAGCAGGCAGCTCGCCACCCTGACCGCCACGGTCGCCGCCCAGCAGACCGCGATCGACACGCTCGCCAAGAGTCTGGGCGCGAACCCGCAGGACATCAGCAAGACCGTCGAGAAGGCCGTCAAGGACAAGCTCGACTCCCTGCAGATCACCGTGACCACGGACGACAAGGAGGCCGAATGATGGCATACGAGAATGACACCGAAGAGCCTGTGGAGGATTCCGACCTGAACGGCGACAACGTGCCCGACTGGCTCATCCCCAGCCATGTGTACGACGTGCTGAAATGGGTCGCGTTGATCGTATTCCCCGCCTTGGCCACGTTGGTGGGCGCGTTGGGCCCCGTATGGGGATTCACCGCACTCGCCTCCAACGTCGCCACCACACTCAACGCATTGGGACTGTTCACCGGCGTCATCATCGGCGCAAGCGCCATCAAAGCCAATACGAGCAAGTGACGTTAAAAAACCGGGTTGAAAATTTCAATTCCACAGGAAAATTTCGGAACAGGGGAAAAATTATTCCATTCCGAACTCCTAATGGGATAATCCACGACAGAAATAAAGAAGCCGCCCTCCCTACAGCCTCACGCTGCATGGGGAGGGCGGCTTTCTCATAGGTGCATCAATCGATGCTATCGAAACCGAAACGCACAAATCGGTGATAATGCTTCTCATAGGGATCGACGCCAGCATCTATGAATCCGTTGCGCTGAAACAGGTTTATGCTTTGCACATTACGTGGGTCGATGCGTGCGCCAATCGTATCATCACGGCCGGTTTTGATTTGGTTCTCCTGCATGATTCGGAGTGCATGCCTGAGAGCCGCGTCTCCAAAATGACAGTGATCGGCTTCTAATGAGCGCGCGATGTACCCGACCATGTAAACGCCTTGATCATCGTCTTTGAATCCGTCGATTATCCCGAACCATACGAATGCCATGATCCGTTCCTCGCCGGTTTTGTCGGGAACACAACAGATATCCGCCCATTCGCTTCTCGGATTGGGTTTGCGGAAGCCGCGAATCATGTTCTGTACTTCCAACTGCCATGGCCAGTAGTATTTGCGATGCTTCATAACCGCATCCATGGAAAAGCCGCCCAGAGGGGCGGCGCATTCGAATTGCTGGAGTCTCCCGTAATAGTCGGGAGAGAGTTCACGCCACTTGTAGTCGCTTCCGCTTGTCATGCTCTTCCTTGGCGGCTTTGATGAAGTCCTTGTTGAATGAACGGGACAGGCTCTTCCAGTATTCTTCCTGATTAGGTCCGGAGCCACTTGGTTTGGCGGCACGGTCCGTTTTGATGTTCTTTGCCAT